TTGAAGTGTTTTTAGAGGATGAAAGTCTTGTTGATGTTGTGTTTGATACACAACCAATACAAGAAGGAAAAGAAGGAGACGAAATGACAGATATACCAAGTGGAGCATGGGAGCAAGAGCCACCTACTGACAAGCAACTTAAAACATTTAATGATAAAGTTGCACAAGCTACTGATGATGGACAGACAGAGCTTGTAAAGAAAGCTAAGGATTTCTTAGCTAGTGGTAATGCAACAAAGAAAAATATATTTGATTGGATTGACACAGATGGAGACTGGACACTAAAAGACCCATCTTAGTCATGGAGTTAGAAAGTGCAGGGGAAATCTTTAATGTTAAGAAACTTAAAGATAAATTAAAAGAGAAATATCCTAACTACAATTTTGATATACCACCTGAGCCTGATAGAAAGTGTAAAGCATCTTATCTTTGTAACAATAAAGATAAAGTAATGTACACAGATAGCAAAGGTAATTTATTTTGTGGACAGAGATATAAACTACAAGATGACAACAACCCATATAAGTGGGAATGGAGGACATGTAATGCCTTACTCAAAGAAAAAGAGCAGGGAGCTAAAACAACTGAACTACCATTTTGATTTTGATTATGAAGTATGGGTTAAGTTAAACAAAAGAGGAAATAAAAGGAGAAAGAATGATTGATGTAATGTTAAGCAAAGCAACAGAAGGTATGTTGATTGCAGAATTATTAAACAGGAGAAACGAAAAGGAAGTGCCTTTGTTTATGGGTAAAAGTATTGTGTTGCCTAATGGACAACTGCAATTACTTGCAATACTTCCTAACATACAAGTACTTACAACAACTGATTTAGAAGAAGAGTAATGCTTTTTAACGAAATGGATTACAACGACAGGGTAGAGGATGGTGTTGGTAAAAAAGCAGAGGATATCTTTGAGCAACACCTTACAGACTTAGGGCTAGTAAAACAGAAAGACTGGTTAAAAGCAGCAACTAGCCCATGGGAACATAATATTAATTTCTTTTGGTACTACACAGACATAATAACTATTCCTGATTACATCTTTAACAGGAGAGATAAGTTATTTTTAACAGAGGTTAAAGGCACAAAGAAAATAAAGTTCTCTGATATGGATAAACTACAAGAGATGTATGACAGAGCAAAAGATTATCCTGAAGTTAAAGTTGGTTTGACTTATGTCAACAGAAAAACAAAAGAGGTCAAGTGGTATTCTTTTGAGGAAGTGCTACAGATGTGGGATAGCATAGAGGAATACGAAACTTATCACGAGAAAGACTTCAAAGGTCAAGAAAAAAAATATAAAATTCTTCCATTGTAAAAATACACGATTTGACAAATGTGTCAACATGTGCTAACATGGTATCAGTACAAAACTAAGGAGGAAACATGGATATTAAATTAATATCTGAAATACCAGAAAACTCTAACTTGTTAGATGTTGAATGGGGTAAAGATGAAAATACTATCAAAGGTAATGAACTAGACAATGTTCATTGGGCTACTTTAAATGCAGATGTTTTGATGACTTTTGCAGATGGAAAAAGTTATAAGATACCTAGGTATTATCTTTATCAAATATATATGCTTGAGTTATCATTTTGGCAGGTTTTAAATCCTTAACATCAGCAGCTTCAGCATGGCCCGAATCTCCGCACGGATCAATCCAACTGATAGAATAAAAATAATATTTCTTTTTACCTATTACTACATGTTTATATTTTGACTTTTTTCTTTTCATTAGTTCCAGTTTTTATAATAAAAGTATTTTTATTCAGAAAAAATATTTTTAAAAGGTCTAGGGATTCTGTAACACTTGTAACACCTTGTAACACCCCTACTGTTACAAGATTTCGTTCTAAAAACGTT